GTTTTTTTTTGATCTACCACTATCTTCAGGCATAGTACATAAAATCGCTCTCTTTATCTGCCCATTGTTGCCACGTCATCGTACCATGCGGAGGCCTATGCGCATCTCGATCAAAGCGGTTCCTACGAAGCAATGTTTTTCTGGACGGGAATACTCCTTTTATCTGCCTAATACCAACCTTATAGTAATATTTCCGATCCTCATCTACCCACTCTTGCAATCGATCCCGCAGCTCCCCTTCATTCTTAAACAACAACAAGGACTTATTATACGTAAGCTTATACATATACATCAGTGTATCATACGTTATTGGTTCCACTCCCAACGAGTCATACGCCAATCCAATCAACCGAGCCATATTTTTACAAAAGAGATCTTTATTATCCTTAGGTACTGCCATCCTCCATTTGTACTGAATAAATGGTCGCCATGGCACTATTTTGGCCACTTCGGGGTCAGTCAATTGTATATTAAAATTTTCAGCTAATATCCAAGACCTTTTCAGGTAACTAGGTCCCTGATACACCACTTCCATCACTTGACTGTTCTGCACTCGCAAATATGTAACTAGTGAATAATACTTATTTCGGGTCTTGAATACCATATGGTACACTTGAGACACATACTCACAAAACCTATCTATTCCTATTAAAGCATCCAAATTTCTAGGATACGCGTACACAAAATCATCTCCTGTGATAAGCATCACCAGCCTCCTGGCAGTCAGTGCTCCCCATATCAATTTCCTGTCACTAGGACTAGACACTCTCATCTTATAGAACACAAACGTCAAAAACATCATCACCCCCACTATCCAAGAATCTCCATGCGACGTTTCCAAACTCCCTGAAGGCATTACTCCTAGAAGAAACACAAAGTCCTTCAACCATCGAACGCATTTACCAGCGAGCTGTTCAGCACACCCCTCTAACAAGTATTGGTACATTCGGTACATATGAGTATCTTCCTTTATAATCCATAATGACCCCATCATCATATATAGCATCAACATCATGGAATTTATACTCAAATCTAATGACTCTACGTCTCCATCAGAAATCATCATAGTACCATCCTTGGACTTCAGATACGTCTTATTGATTGTCTGAGCATCATTATACCCTAATTCTATTTCATCATTCGAGTCCATTTCATCCCCAAACAACTGAATTTATTTCAAATATGCTCCACCTTCTGTCCATTTAGC